ACTCTTGTTTAGCTTTTTCAAGCTGCATTTGACCTTGTAACTTAGCTTGTTCAACCTGGGCTTGCATCTGAATCTGTTGCATCTTCGATTGGTTGTCCATTTGCGCCTTCTGAATCTCAGGAGGAGGCGGTTTAGGTTGACCTTGTGATTGTTGTGCAGAAATACGCAATTTATCGGCTGTTTCGTCAATAATACCTTCTAATTGCTTACCGGCTTTAAAGGCTGTAACACCAAATTTCAGCATTTCAAGCGCCATAGGTGCTAACTCAGGGCTATTTTGTACCATTGGTACAGCTTGGGCCATAAATCCACCGACTGCTTGCAAGAATTGCATCCTATCTTGCTTTTCTTGCTGTTCATCTTGGTAAATCATCGAATCAGAAGTAACTTCAATGCGGAAATTCTTACTAGCTTCGTTTCTTAATAGTTCTATTGCTTGTGGAATCATCTGTTTATCTTGCTCAGACAATTGCATTGCACCACTAATCTTAACTAGCGTTTCATCAGTAAAGTGATTGCAGATAATCTGCGCTTTAATAGACAACAGAGATGTTGCGAAATCTACTACTGCGTGTTGCTGAGTCTTTAGACGACCAGCAGCGTTATTTGACTTGATAATCTGTGCGCCAAGCGTGTCATTAGGGTCTGATTGACCTCTTTGAATGTCAGAAATACCCATTAACTCATAGATTTGATTCTTAACTTGTTCCATTGCTTGATAACAAGCCATTAAAGCAGTCGAGAATGGGGCTAAGTCTACTAAGTCAATAGCACCTTTCATACCTTGCTTTTCAGCAAAAGCCATCCAGTTAGCTACTGGAATCATGGTGTTATTTTCGCCTTCAGAAAATAAGCGTTGTAGCTCACTTGCTGAAGCATCGTATACACCACGCACTTTAAGGGCGTTAATCAAGCCATCTATGCGGTCACATAGCGTGTCTAACTCTCTAGCTTGGTCTTGGTAGATAGTAAAGTCAGGAATAGGCTCTAGCGAGTCTGTAGTAAGAGTAGCGTAAAGTGGTTTAGGACAAGGCCAGAAGTTCTCTAATCCTAGTGGGTCATCTCTTTCGTCAACAATCTTGCCGAGTGACTTAGAAATCCATAATACTTTGCCTGTTTCTTTATCCCAGACTTCATAGATAACGGCTTCATACACTCCGTCATCTGACTTGTAAGATTGTTTTAAATCGTCTGGCTTGGTATCTAATGGGATTTTATGACCCATTTCTTCGCCAAATCTTTCAACCAAAGCAGGGCGAGACATATAGACTCTGCGCCATACTGCGGTGACTTCTTCCCAAGTCCTAGCGATTGTGTGACCAAAATCCCGCCAATGGACATAATCAACTGGGCAGCACTCGTATTCAATGCGCTCTTGTGATTCATTCTCTACTGCACCTTCAGTTTCAGCTTCGTCAGAATCTTCAGTTACTTCTAGTCCGTCATCAGGCTCGCCATCTTCTTCGCCTACAATATGCGGCTCATAACGCACCCAAGCTACCCCACGACCACCCAATAAGCGGTCAAGGACAGCATTATTCATTGCTGATTTGTAGTCACCATAGTGCTCAATCTCAAACTCTAAGGCTCTTTCAAGCATCATAGAAGCGACACGGCCAATAGGGTCGTTATCACGGAATCTACGGCTTACATCAGGTCTAGGGAGTCTAGCAAAGATAGCAGGTTGGATTGTTTGGACATTTGACCAGAGGATATTAAACCTAGCATTAGGATTGCGGTCATAGCGACTGTCATCCTTATACTTCTTTACTATGCGGTCTACTCTAGCTTCCCAACGCTTATAAGACCTTTCGTATCCCATAATCGTTTTGTACCAATCCTCATAGGAATGATTGACCGTTGCTTTATCGTTTGCCATAGAGTTGCCCTAATGTTTGAATATTTGGCGAAATGTTTGCTTATTTTACCCTTTTTATATTCTATTGTTTGATTTGGTCTTAGTTTCTTTCCAAAGCTCATTAAGGCTTACATCTGTTTTCCCTACAAACAAACCTCGGATAGGCTCATCTGCGGTAATAATCTTCGCTTCATCTTTCCAAACTATAGCCAAGTACCTAAAGGCATCTGCGCCATGAGAAGTCCAGTCATGTTTAGGTTTGTCTCTAAATGACTTTGAGTCTTCATCGTATAAACGCTGGTATTGCCTTAGACACTCTATTCCGTCTATTGTCTTATGGTCAAACCAAGTACGAGTAAGGGCTAATCTTGATGCTTGAATTCCGTCTTGCAAGGATAAGTTAGGGACTATCTTTAGGGTTTTTAGGGGAATCTTATCGCCTAGCTGCTCAATCACGCTTCTATTACTTGATAGAGTCTTAGCCCTGGCGTCATGTGGTAGCCAATGAGTGCCGTAGGTATAGCTTCTTTCATCTTCCCTTGATTGTATGATTCCAGCGTAAAAGGCCACCGGCTGACCATTACTAGAGTGATAGTCTAAGCATCTAATCTCCCCATGCACGACTTGAAACCACCATATCGCTGTGTCATCGCTATAGCCTAAGTCCCATGCGGTATGGACTGGGAATAAGGGGTCATATTCAATATCCGTGATTCTGTCTTGGTCAGTCAGTTGGCGCATTTCTTTACCATAGTAAGCGCCTAAGATAGCCGATTCAAAGTCACATTCGAATTCTTGTAAGTATTGGTCTTGGGTCATGGTCTTGGCGGCATCGTCTAACTCCGATTGTTCCAGTAACCCTGTCTGACTAGCCCTTAAGACTTTGACATACCAGTCTTTGTCTTGGGTTGCATTGTTGTAAACCTCCCAGAAGCTATTATGTCCCTTTGGAGTGCCTATAAAGGTACACCAGCCCTTCCGGTCTGAAAGTAAAGGTCTCAATACAGCCCCAAAGATAGAGGGCTTCATATCTGCGTATTCATCTAAGACCACGCCATCCAAGTAAAGACCTCGGAGGGCGTCTGGATTGTCCGCACCAAATAGCCTTATGCGTGCCCCATTGACTAATTCAACCCATAATTCTGACTGATTGGCTTTGGCTAATACCGGCTTAGAGAAGCGGACTAAGTAGTCCCAGGCGATTGTTTTACTTTGGGCATAGTATGGACTGAGGTAAGCGTATCGCCCATCTTCCTTATCATCTATTAGCGCCCTATAAATTAGGTCGTTAATACACAATACAGTCTTACCGCACCGCCTATGCGCCACAATAACTGACCATCTTTGATGTCTATCGTGGAAGTCTTCAAAGACCTTCCGAGGACAATAGTCCATTTCTACTTCAAGGACTCTCTCTGTCACTCTGGGCGCTTCCAGCTAATGACCATTCGCTGAGGGGCCGCCTCATCTCCTACAACCTCTTGGCGGGCTAATTTGGGGAGGTGATACTCCATTACAGCTTGTAACATGAGAAAAGCCTTCTCTGGGTTAGGCGGGACTATCCACACAATGTCCCCATTCTTGTCATATCTTATACAGCCTTCTTTGTCAGTCTTTGGGATACCGGCTGCCACTTCCTCAAGCCAATGTTGCATCCTGGGGCTATTCTTATCCACAAATTTAGCTATGGCCTCTTTAGCTATAGCGGTGTGTTTGTTGACTGCCCCAACAGGTCGACCCTTACCAGCATTGGGAGGAAGACGCTTGGTTGCAACCTTTGAGCCGTCTTCGTTAATAGTTATGTTGTTATAGCTTTTAGCTATAGGTTTAGAGTTTGTCATAGCTTTCAGTAATTAAGGAGTTAATTAAACGCTAAGTATTTGATTCATTTAGATGCAATATAACATAAACACATAGAAGTAGCACAAATACCACACTATCTAGATAGATTAGTAATAAAGCGTAAATAATTTACATAATCCTGTAGTTATGGACTACATTAACAGTTAGCAACACCGTTAAACAGTCACCTAAAGGGGAAACTTAAATGACTACAGTTAAACAAGAGGCAGCACAAGAGTTAGGCAACATCCTAAGCACTATTCCAACAGATACCATCTATACAGTTATCCGTCATGTATCAGCTTCTGGTATGTCTCGAGAGATAAGCGTAAAGATGATTGATGCAGGTCGCATCATCTCATTAGATTGGCTTATATCTAACGCATTAGGCACAAAGATTGGTAAGCATGGTGGGTTAGTAGTTAAAGGATGTGGCATGGATATGGGCTTTCACCTAGTAGACCAGATTAACCATTGGTTCTCACCCTCTAAGACATTTAGACAAGAATGGATTTAATCATGAAAAACTATCAAGCGGTGTTACTTTCTCTTTTTCTTTTGGCGGTTGGGTACTTAGGTTTCTACCTTACTGCCATACATATCATTTAAACGCATTTTAAGGGGGTTTTAACATGAATAACGGATTCGGTAATAGTAGCGTAGCCACTCAATACATATATGAGCGTGTAGCTGACATTTTAGATGGCAAAGATTTGGCCTTTGAGCTTTCCAGGCTATTAGATGAATTGGCACACAATTACAAAGTTGACACCGGCAAATTGATAGGGGAGGTTTTATGAATAGCTTAAAAGTATTGGAAAACAGTCTTTTTTGGCAAAAAGTAGTATTTAAAGAGAGTAAAAACCCTATTCAAAAAGCCAGGGTAAGTAAGACTATTGAGAAACTAACAGCACAAATCGCAGCAATCACCAAAGGGGAATAACATGACCACAAAGAAAACAGCAGTAAAACCATTAACTAAAGTCGAGCAGTTAGAAAGAAAAATAGGCAATTTGGAAGAGTCTATCTATATGGCATACAACGACACAGACGAATTATTCGGTTCTTTATACCTAATAGTCAAAGAATTAGAAAAGCCGGACTGCAATCGTTACATGGTTAAAAGCGCAGTTCAGGCCTTAAGGTCTTTGCTTATAGCTAATCAGGGAAATATGATGGATTGTGCAGGTTTAGAGTACTAATAAGCATTTATCAACAATAAGGGGGGTTCGCTCCCCTTTCTTTTTGCGGGGCATTATATGGAATATAACCTTCTACAATGGAGAAGGGCGCTAGGACTCACACAAGAGGCTGCAGCGAATCTCTTGGGTGTGCATAGGGTTACCTATACCAGATGGGAGAATGGCGCTCAGAGTCCGCCTAAGCTGATTGGGATGGCCTGCTTATCTTTAAAGCAAATCATGAAACCATAAACCAATCACAAATTTTTTGAAAAGATTTGAAATTGAAAATCGTGGTCTGAGGTTGTGTGTATCTGAAGAAAAAGTCAAAAACTAGGTCTATACCCTAGCTTATCTGAAGAAATTATGCAATGTCAGCGTCATGTAGCTTATTCATAGCCTTAGCTAACTTCTCTTTACGCTTTAGTCTATCGTTAATTTTCTTATTTAGAATGTCTTTATCGCTACCAACATTCTCTTCTTGCTTACGTTTATCTTTTTTGCCGACTACGGATGGTAGGTTAAACATTACATCTCAGCTTTCTCAGTCTTTTTAGACTCTTTCTTGGTTTCGCCTTTTTCTTCTGTGCCAGCCATGTGTTTAGCATAAGCAGCTTCTAGCTTAGACTTTACTTTACCTTTAGCATGGGTGCGTTGTTCGGACAATGCAATCGCCAGGGCTTGCTTCTTAGGTTTTCCTGCGGCAACTTCAGTTTTATAGTTTTTACCTACGCTTTGGGCTGACCCACTTTTGTCCATTGGCATGATTATTTCTCCTGTTTGTATGATTTTAGCAAATCTATTGCTTCTTGTTCATTATTTACTCTAAATAAATCACCACCTTGCCAGCCAGCTATAAACTTTAATTGGTCAGGCGTAAAAACTTTATCTGCGCCATCTTTTACTTCAATTAAAATGGTGTGTCCTTCATAAGCGCATAATAAGTCGGGAATACCCTTACCCACCATGTGAAGAAGGTGTACATCAGCACCATAATCTCGTAGTGCTTTTACAACAGATGCTTGATTTTTATCAACTTTTTTAATATAAGACATAATTGTATGTTAGTGTTCTTTTACTTGTTAAGGGGAATTCAATGTACCATTTAAGTGATGAAGAGTGGATTGCAACCTGGAAAGAATGTGGCTCAGCCGTTGTAATGGCAACAAAAATAGGTGTTAGTCAGCGTTCAGTATATAACAGAAGAAGGTCAATAGAAGCAAGGCATAAGATTGAATTGCCTTCAGTAGATGACCAGCGTTTTGACCAGTTAAAGAAAATCGCCCAAACTACAGGACATACTCGTAGGGGTATGGATATAGAAAAAGGCAGAGTCATTGTCTTTAGTGATGCACACTTTTGGCCTGACGATACCACCACAGCGTTTAAAGCCCTCTTAGAGATGATTAAAGAGTTTAAGCCTACGGCAGTAGTCTGTAATGGCGATGCGTTGGATGGTGCTAATTTAAGCCGTTTCCCACGCCAAGATTGGAATAAAGTACCAACTGTCAAAGAAGAATTAGAAGCCTGTCAGTATTACTTAGGTGAAATCGAAGCAGTTTCTAAAGGGTCTAAGTTGTTTTGGCCTATGGGCAACCATGACCAAAGACTTGAAATGTCTATTATTGCTAATCTTCCTACATTTGAGGGTGTGTTTGGTACTTCATTGCGGGATTACTTTCCTATGTGGCAGCCTTGTTGGTCTTTTTGGGTCAATGAAGATACTTGTATTAAGCATCGCTGGAAAGGTGGTTGGACTGGTGGTAGGAATAATGCAGTCAATTCCGGTGTAAATATGATTACAGGTCATACCCATGTCTTATCTTCTATTCCATTTAACGATTATAACGGCACACGCTGGGGAGTCCAGACTGGGACTTTAGCTGACCCTATGGGGCAACAATTTGCCTATACTGAGGATACTCCTAAAGACTGGAATAGCGGTTTTGTAATGCTATCGTTTGACCATAGCAAGATGCTTCAGCCTGAGATTATTCGTGTATGTGGTGAAAATGCTGTAGATTTTAGGGGGCGAATTCACAAGGTTTAACCATTATTTGCAAAATCTTTATGATATTTTTTTCTTGCCTCAGTTGAAGCATTTACAGCTTCTTCTAATGTTTTAAATATACCCAAATGTATTCTTTTTCCTTGGTTATAAATTTCAACACAAAATCTATCTTTATATCTTGAATGTTGATAAATTCCTTTTGCTGGATATTTTGATGTTTTTATGCGTTTTCTATTGTGATTATTTTGTGATGATGTAGCTTCACGCAGATTTTCTATGCGATTGTCTGACCTATTTCCGTTTATATGGTCTATGTATTTAGGCAAATAACCTTTAAACATTAAAAATATCACCCTATGTTGAAGATATATTTTTCCAGAAAAACCAACTTGTCTATATCCGCAAGAATTTAAAGTTCCCGCAAGCTCTCCAGGTCTGACAATTAGTCTATTAACTTTCCAATACAAAAGTCCCATGTCATATTTAAACATTTCTTTTGCTAATTCTTGTGTTAGGATAGTTTTCATTCCCATTCCTTTTTAGTGGTTTTAATAATTATACACTATATGAAAGAAAAATGAAGCTGACTACTCCAATCCTTCGTAACTTTTATAATGCCCTGGTTGTTTGCCATCCATTTACTAAATGGGATATGCCATTAGCAGCCCAAATAGACTTTGTAGTTGATTCAGATGACGCTATTATGGGTAGCTATATGTATGAAGATGGGGAAAAGTATGAGCATACTATTACTATTTCATCGGCAAAATGTGGTCATATATCAACTGTAATTCGAGTTCTCTGTCACGAAATGGCACATTGTAGTTTTCATCGGCAAAAAGGTGACAAATGGTTACAACATGGCAAACCATTTAGGACTCGTTGCAAGATGATTTCTGATGAATTGGGTTTTGACCCACTTGAGCTTTAATTAACTTTTCTAATTCCCTAGCAAATCTATAGCGTGTTTGCCATTCATTAGCGGAAGCAACGCCTCGTAATCCTAAAGAATACCAAGCGTTTTCAATTTCTTCATCTGTCAACTCAGCACTATCCATAGTGCGATTAAAGGTGCGAATAGCACAAATACACCAAAATATAGTAAAAGGTCATTCATATTAGGGCTAACAAATCTTCTTCAGAGAAACCCCAATGCTTTTCAAACCCTTTATGTCCAAGCTGGTGAATACTGGTATCGCCAAGTCGATGATGAATGGCGCACAAAGGGATGACAGGTGCAAGGCTTCTTTTACCTCCATATCTTCTGATGTGGTGCATTTCAACAGGGGAATCGTCAAGGTTTCGCACATCTGTTTGTTTGCACAATATACAGCCCAGTCGTGCCAGTTTTGCATAATTGTCTTTTTCTGCTTTAGTTGCCATCTGCCCATTCAAACCATTGTTTGTAATACGCTATAAATTCTTGCTTGGATGTACCAATTTTGATACATGACCCATGTGGCTGCACTAAGAAAAATTCTTCAATTTTCATACCATTGTCAGTATCACCTATTACTATAACAACAATAAAATCAGCTTTACCAGCTAGTGCTTGCAACATAATACGCTGACCGGTGCTTACTTTTTCTTTGGGGCGCTTCCATTCCATTACAAAAAACTTGCCATTTCTTTCAGCAATACCATCTAAATCACTAGGCGTAAATTTAGGACTATTGGGGATTACCCCAACAAAATCCCCATAATCAACATGAGAAGCTAATAAAGACCGCATTAAGACAGCCATTGTTTTCTTATCTGGTCATAAGTAGCAAATTCTAATTTAATGGTTTCTTCTGATAACTCATGGGCTAATTGTGTAGCTAATTCATAATCACATTTAAGCGTAGCGTTATGGTAAGACTTCATTAATCTTTGAAGTTTAAGGTAGTTTTCTGAATAATCATTCATCGTGTCATTTTTTCTATGTTTCTATTACTGGCTTCTTGTGTGCGCCATGCCTCAAAACGCATCTTGGCAGCTTCTAATTTCCATCTAAGTGCTTCGGCTTTTTCTGTCGCCAATCCAATGGCCTTACATAATGACTGGTAAGCCTCGCTACGATACGCTTCTCTTTCTTGCGCCCCAAGGCTTTGTTCTGACGATTCAGACATTTTAATAGCCTTAAGGCTAGACTTAAATGCCTCCAATTCAGCGAGTTCACCTTTCGCTTTGGCATATAGCGGTGCATTTGTGTATATATAGTCGATAGCGTCATTTGGGTCATATTCTTTCATTTGAGTGCCATCCAAAGTCCAATTTGGCTAAAGCTATAACCAGCCCAAATCATTGCGTTTGGTATAGACCCTTTTTTAAGCTGAATAACTGCGACTATGCAATAAGAAAACCCTGTCATTGCAATCAATATTTTATCTAAAGCCATTTGTTTATTTCTCCCCGATTCCCTTTTTCATATTGCGTATAAAAATCTTGAAGTAGCTTATCGTCAAGTTTATATTTAGTAAGATAAAGTCTAAACTTTTGCAGACCCCATTCTTTACGCCATTTGCATAATTGTCTTACACCACAGCGATGTTTAGCTTCCTCATACATTTTTGTTTAAGACTATCGTAAGAATCGTAACCAGTACCAAAAACACCAAGTTCTCTAGCTTTAGTTTCAATACCATTATTGCTAAACATCCACTTTTTATCAATCTTTTCTTTCTTGGGTTCAATTACTATTTCATCTTCGTAGCGTTCACCTTTAAGCCAAGTGCTTGCATGGGGTATAAATTCTAACTCAACTTCTTTAACTTTCCAGTATTCGCAATGTGTATTAATAGCTTTTGCAGCCATAAGTTGTTGTTCTGCGGATAATTTTTCCCATGACTTTCTTGCAGCTGCTTTAGCAATTTTTCGTGGATATAAAGACCAGAATTCATCAAACATTCTCCTCTCCTATTGTAGGGTGCGTGGGCTTGTAGGTGTAGATGGACTAGATGGTGTTGTGTATTGCGGTGTACCTACTACGCCAGTTGTATAACCACTTGGGCTTGTAAATACAATCTGATTAGGATAGATAGTAGCAGTCTGAGTGGTGTAACCCATAGGATTTACAAACTGTGCTGTATTACCTTGAATCTGTACTGTACCTTGACTGTATCCTTGTGGGTTTGTCATCTGATAAGTTTGTGCGTGGGCTGACCCATAACCAAACATACAACCTAAAACAATACCAAGAATTGCAACTCCAATAGCATCTTTCATTTAAATCCCCTTTAGTTACTAGACAAAGTAATTTGTGTCTAGGAATTTAGTTTCTTATTATTTTTAGCTACTGTCACCTATGACAAACCCTTAGTTGTATATTTACAACATAGGTTGACCAAGGGTGATAGGAAACTATCAACTGACCCATTAGTAACTTATATGTTACTAACCAGTCCTACCTGAGTTAATGGTCAATCGATTAAAGGTCTTGTATCACCTTGTCCCTAAAATCTTGTGTAGTCGCCATTTAACGCTACTAGGCTGAAGTGGGGTGCATCACTCGCCTATCTTTTCTTCCACGCCACCGATTTAGGTGCTTAGTACGCCTGGAGTGCGGACTGCAATAATACTACAAGTATTTACTCATGTGAAAATCCCCATGAAAACCAAAGGTTTGCAGATTTGATAACTCTCTTTCATAGCTAAAATACCTTGCTAACTCTTCCGGTGCAAACTTTATTCCGTTGCTAACCAAGTAATCACGGTTTAAATGACAGATTAAATCATCTTCGTTTTTATTGTTGTAAACAAACTTAGGAGTGTTGGTTAATTCCAACAGTTTCTTACTTCTAAGGGAAAACCCTCCATTACCAACTCTTAGTCCTTCAGGATGCCAAGGCCATACAGCACCTATGTAGTCATAGTCTAAAAATTGAGGCTTCCAGGCGTTTGCGTCAATTACCCACCCATCCCATTGCACTATCAAAACAAAGTCCGTATGGATGTATTTATGCAACTCTTGAAGGATAAATTTGCTATATGCTTGGCGACTGTTAATACTCATGTGGTCAATAAACAATTCACCACCAAATTCAATATTTCTTTTGCTTCTTTCTATGGCTTTTTTAGCTTTGTCTGGTTGTACTGAATCTATGGCGCAAATGGTTACATTAGATAGCTTCATAGTCTTGTTCTTGTGGGTAGTTACCAGCATCGGCAGGCAACTCATCTAAATACACATCTTTTAGAACTGTTTGCTTTTTAAATCTTTCCAATTTAGCCATGCGGTCAAATTGTACTGGAAAGTCTACTTTAATTTTATTCCAATAGCCTTTACCGCCTTTTACGCAACCAATACAGTTGTTGTTGTGATAACCTAGCTTATACATTGTTGGCAACTCTATACCAGCGTTTTGAAGCATTGCTAAGCAATCTACTTTACCAAGACCTTTGTCAATTAAAGGCGCTATAGCATCAATGTTATTGGCATCAAGAAAACGGTCATAGCGGTCTTGTTCTTCCATTGTATAGCCAAATACTTGAATGTCTGTAGGCTTCTCAAATTTAAGCCTTACATCCTTTTTTAACTTACGAGTGCATGGGCTTGCGCCCTTAATATTCATAGCTGATGTTTCAAAAGTCTTATAAATAGACCTTTCATAGCGGTCATTTCCTAAAATAAGTATTTTTTGACCAAACCATTTCTCACAATCCGCAAGAAAACGCTTGTTGTCTGGGTGTTCTTCAATTACTTCTGTGTAAGCAATAATTATTTCTTTGTCTTTAAATTGCGACAAAGCAAGTTTGGTAGCTACAGCACTAGCAGCCCCACAAGAAAACCAACAAACAATTCTATTCATCTTGTTTGCCAAAACTGTTGTTTTTTAACAACTCTGGCCAAATTAACCAAAAGTTAGTAGGAAATATATCTTGACGAGTTACAAGACCATGACTAGCTTCTTCTATTCTTGCACCAAGAAACATAAATTTAGCTGCTGGTATCCCACGAATACGCCAATTAGATACGGCTGCGGGGTCGCATTTACACATTCTTGCTACCTTTGCAGTACCACCAAGAAGGTCAATAA